GCAAATTGTAAGCCTGGGTTCGCCTGCAAACTTGCGGGTTTCGGATGTACTGAAGTCGTGCCTTCCGTGTTTCGCAGCTGCCTCTGCAACGAGGTGGCCGGACTGGTCGGCCGAGTGTTGAGCCCCACGTTGTGGGTTGACGAGAACGGCGAGACGGCCGCCGCTCCGTTGATCGATGCAGCGTGGGACGTGCTTGGAGAGAGGTGTAGGACTGGGGATCTTGCACCAATGTTCTTTGAGCAAATTGCGATTGGAGAGGGAAATCCAATCACCTCGAGCGTGGGCGTCTTGCTGCCGGCGCAACCGTTCGAGGCATTCCTCAGGAAGTACAGCTGCGGCAGGGCAGATGTGCTCCGCAAGGCGCGCGATCAACACCGGCGTGCTGGGACCTGGACAGGAAGTGAACTCGATTCGTTAGCTTTCGTGAAAAGAGAGCGAGGGATCAACCACACTGCCTGGGCGCCTGATGGAGTGAAAGAAAACCCCGACCCCCGAATCATCCAGGGCAGGAGGGATGCGTACAACGCGCATTTCTCGCCGTACCTGGGCGAATACGGCCACCAGCTATACACCCAGCTGGGCGTTCACCGAATAGCGACACTACCTGTGGCAATAGCAGGCTGTGTTACTGCGGAGGACCTGGGTGAATGGTATGAAGAGGCTTTGTCAATCGCGGCTCGGAGGGGAGGAGGCGTGCTTATTGTAGTCAGTGACGGTTCACGTTGGGACAAATCCACGTGTCCAGGCGCACTCAGGGAACATCACCTAGATCTTGAGGCGCTGGGTTGCCGACGCAACGAGCTGAATGTGCTGAGAAGGAGGGAGGGTCGTCAGACCGGGAGGACCAAGCACGGCGTGAGATACGTCCGTGTTGCCGGGGTTACTTCTGGCGATGGCGACACTTCTGCTGGCAATGGGAGCATACATGCAAAAGTGGAGCTGCACTGGGCCGACGCCATGGACCCAGGCAGGCCGGGCACCGAGATGGTGTCAAGGTCGGTTGTAGCAAGTGACGATGGCTTGCTGGTGACCAATCGAGAACTCTACGAGCGCGCAGGCGGCGTGGCTGCTCACAGTGCCACCTACCAAAACTTTGGGTACAAATTCGTCTTTAGTGTGGGCGATGAATACGACGCAGAGTTTTGCTCGGGCCGAATGTGGCCGATAGGCACAACATCGTGGAAGTTTGGCCCCAAGATCGGGAGGTTGTTGGCGAAAACCTTCTGGGTCACTACGCGATACAAACCAAGCAAAATGCGTGCTTGGGTCCGGGGAACCGCCCTCGGATTGGTCGACAGCACGGCCCACATACCAATACTACGTGCTGCGATCAAGCGTCTTGTTGAGCTTACGGAAGGCGAGAACACGATCAGACCAAAGAGGGAAGAGTATTTCTTCCATGCCGCCCGGTCAGATAAAGTGTGTGCTCGCACATGGGACATGATGTTCCACCTGTACGGCTGTGGGTGGGATGAAGTGGAAGACCTCGAACGCTACATAATGGCTTCAGGCTACCCTTGCATCCTAGAACACCCGCTGCTGACGGTGATCCTCCGGCGTGATCTGTGCGAAGATCCGTGAGCGCAACACAAACGATAGCCCCATGCTTGGATTAGTCTACCACGCATGGAAACACTTCCCAACGTGTATCGTGGCTAGGGCACCCCCGCGTTTAACCCGAGAGGGTGGGGTGAACAC